AGCGCGGCTAACGTATAAAGCGTTAGTGTACTTTAAAAAACTGGCTGCCGTTAAAAAAGATTTGTAAGTGTCTGCATTGGGTGTTCCAAATGTTTCACTTAATTCTTTTTCCGAAGAAACTAATACAGCTTCCTCAGACGGGCCCCAGTTGAAGTGTCCAGCGAATCCACCAATAGATGTAGATACGGCCGGGATGACGTTTGTTAGATCAATTTCTTTGACCTGTACGCCTGGTGATACTTGAAATCCCATAATAGTTTTCCCCTCAATTTGTTTGTTTAATTAATAAGTTTTTTTGCATAATAAGGTATTTTCTCAATAGTTCTATTTATAAATATTGCGAATTAGAGATTTCCCCATTGTTTTGCTTGTTCGACCAGTTTATCATGGTCTGATCGCCCTTTGCTGCTATCAACCACATAACCAAAAGGCAGCAAGTCTTCTTCCATTTCTCTAACTCTATCTTTATATAAAATAGTTTTCAAATCTAATTCAGCTATATTTCCAAAAGCATCAGAAGAAACAAACCACGCAAACATCACTAAATTCATAGCTAAGTCGTCGTGGTTACCCGCAGATGCTGCGTACGAAGGTCCGTTGACTTCAAACGTTGTAAGTTCATCGATAGTATAACCATCAGATAAATCCAATTTTCCCATTTCTATAATGTCTTTTAAATTTGAGCAACCTATTCTTTTTATTCGTTTAGTCATCATAACACCTAAACCACTCGCCTTTACAGAAGATGAAACAAACATATTTTCGTATTCGTAATCGTAATAGACATGATTACACACCACTTTTCCTACATCGTTATTTTCAATAACTACAACCGCTTCGTTATACAACGCTGCTATTTTCACGATTATATCTGGAAACAACATAGGTGATATAAGGTTGTTTCTGTACGTACAGACCTGCGTAAACCTTTCTTTACACACTTTGATAACATTGAATGTTGAGTAATCTTGGCCTCTTCCGTTTGATACATCAACAGTCATAATGTATTGGGCACCTTCTTCAGGTTCTTCAAAATAATACACGTCGTTTCTAACCTGTATAGGCACTTTAGATTTTAGTTCTAAAAGTGTATTCGAAGAGATAAGCGTATTAGAAGTGCCATGAAAATTATTACCAAACTCTTGTTCGAACTGTAGTTCTGATGTATTGGCTATAGTTATATCTTTCCATTTCTGATCTCGTCCAGGCACGTCCCACCAATCAACTCTAAAATCTTTAAACCCATTTGTATTTTGAACAGCTCCTTCGTATAAACGGTGGTAAATATTTCCTACACCATTCGCGGTAGAACAAATAATAACTTTTGTTTCTTGACCAGAAGAAACCACTGGATACGTAGATGTATAAAACTCTGCAGCATTTTCAACAAACGCGAACTCGTCAAGAAAAAGCAAATTGACTGACAAACCGCGGATAGAACTCCCGGTAGTAGCAGCCGCAATAATTTTAGTATTATTGCCAAACGTTATATTACCCTTATTCAACGCTTTGGTCCCTGGTTGTAAAAAGAAAGGTAGATTTTCTAATGCTAGAGTAATCCGAGCTAGCATTTCTCTAGCAACAGCACCTTTATTAGCAAGAACAGCAATTGTTTTTTCTGCGTTAAATATCGCGTACCATAGAATGTAAACGACGCATGCGATTGATTTACCTGATTGACGACACGCTAAAACGATATTAAATCGATTATCGGTAAAGTTATCAAACATTTTTTCTTGATAAGGATAAGGATCAAATGGAACCAAACCTTCGTCAAGATTAATCACCTTTACGTACTTCCGAGCGAAGTAAATAGGATCTTGCATGCATTTTACGTATTCGTCTACTTCTTCTTTTGTAAACGAATCTTGGATACCATCTTTTTTAACTAAGTTATTTCCAAGATATCCTGCGTCTGGGTTAACTTTCCTCGGCATCGATTATAGTCTCTTTGTGTTTTTCCTTTAAAAACTTTTGAAGCTGCGTAGTTGAACCTACGAAAATCGAGTTGTTAGTAGTATTGCCCCCGCTAGAATATCCATCTTTGCTTTGTGTGATATCTTTCCTAGTTTTTTGTAACTTCACAAGATCTTGAGTCATCGTACTCGCGTCCTTTATCATATTAGATAGAACCTCAAATGCCCGCGGATGTTCTGACTCAGAGGCCAAAGCCATCATATGATTAATCGCTTCTGAAGACTGATCAATCAGGTCTTTCATTTTTGCACGAGAATATTCTATATCTTTCTCAGTATCATTTATTATTTGACCCTTATCAACTTCGGTTTTTGGCTTTTCTATGATTTTAAGATTTTTTTCAAGTGCATCAAGTATTTCATTATTTTTATTCATAATTAACTATGTGTGAATCCAAACGTAGTAGTAATTGTATCTGTTGAATCTAAAGGTGCTTCGTCGGATGCTGCTACGGTGTGTCTTACATTTTCTAATCCTGGCTCGTTATCATACCCATGAGGATATTGTGTTTTCAATGTTGCGGTGTTTTTAGTATCTGCGTAAAAGAATGTGTCTACTGTGCGTATAATCTTTCCTTCATCAACACCTCCAGCAAATTTAACTTTCATCGTAAAGTCTAATACATACGTCAAATTCCTACGCGTTTCAAAATCTCCTTCATATGTATCTTCAAAACTCGTTCCATTCAAAACAATTGGAACATCGGTAATTGTATTAGGACCTTCTAGTTCTTTTACGGCAACAGTGTATTCAGGCGTAAAGCTTGGAAGTATTTGTTCAAATATTTGTAAAGCATCATCTTGGTTTTTCGCAAATATGTTTAATTGCATTCCTATGTTATAAGGAACACTCTGAAAAACAGTGTCGACACTCGTCGCTGCAGCGCTGGATGTAGCACTTAAAAACCTTTTATTTATCTTATTTAATTTAGACGATGAATCAAAATCTATAGATGTAATTTCAAAACTCATCCTTGGTAATTTAATCGCTATGCTCTTATCTGAAGCTGCAGAAGTATCAGATTGTATTCTCGCGAGAAACTTAGATCTTGGTCCATACGCTATTGGAACTCGTGTTTCACCAACACCTTGTTGAACAATTTTAATGTTATTAAATATTGTACCAAAGACAGCAACTGATTTTTTCAGAGTCTGATTATAAAAATGTTTTCCATTAAATATTGACATGACTAACTCGTTATATTTGGTTTACCGAATGGGTTTTCTTCACTGAAATCTATAAAGTTATTTCCTATAGTTTCAAAATCTACGTTATCTGCATAAGGGTCGTTATTATCAATAGAAGCGAAAGCATCTATTGAACTAATTTCGTATGAAGCAGCAGATGTGACACCTATAATATTTCCTGTTGTACCTGCACTCGTCGGTGCAAAGAGCGTGTTACTTCCATCGCTCGCAACTTGACTCGATACTTCAATCTTTCCTGAACTTACTGTAGATACTTCACCTGTAACAGTAATACCACTCGATGTGTTTGTCTGTGTTACATCTTCTCCTACTTGGTATGTGCCACTACCAGAACCAAGTGTAAGTTCTGTACGAGAAGCATAGTCGGTTTCAAATTGATCAACTTCTACGATGCCAGTATCAATCGCTTCATTGCCGTATTCAAACAATTCACATGTTAACTTGAATGTCGGAAGATTTGATAATTGATAGAACGGAGACTCATCTTCAACAAAGCTAATTTGGAATAAACCTTTTACGAGAGGAAAGTAAATTAGATCACCTTCTTGCGGCCTACCCTCTGCTATTGGTTGGAATCTGCCAACAAGCTCTTCCCACCTTCTCGTAGCAAGAACCAACGTCATTGAATCTCGAACTTCTACACCAAACTTTGAAAGTAAATCTCCATCACCTTCAAACCCATCGGTATTTTCAACGTACATCTCAATTTGAAATGCTTCACCGAATTTACTCAACGAATCTTCATTAAAGATCGCATTTGTATTAACGATAGTACGAGGAATGTAATATACATCATGCCCGTATATCTTAAGAGCCTCTATCGTAATATCTTCGTAGAGTCTTTTTTCGGGCGTAGTTCCTTGAGAAAAATATACATTTCGTGGCATAATAAATTAACCGATAAAGTCTAATGGAGGCATTTCATGTTTCAACTGCATTGTTTCTTCGAGTAACTGAATTTCTTCTTTCGCATCGTCAAAGATCTGACGACCATTGAGTGTAACACCGCCTGGTAAAACCATTCCCTCGAATTTAATTAAGTTTAATCCCCATTGTCTTTTAAATAGTGCGGTTGTATATTTCTTTAAAAACCCATCGTTGTAAACATCAACGAATGACTCTGGGTCTACTAATTGGTACCCATCAAAGACTACGTATTGATTCAACATGTTATCTAAGGTATTAGAATGAAAGTTTACCCTATTCTTGTGACGCGAGTATTCAATCATTTCATATACACCGTTTATATTACGATCAATCATTGACAAATACTGCTTTGTCATTTCGTAATTTACTATTCCGCCATGAATAGAATTTAAATCGAAGATGTCGTTTAAGTGTATTTGGTAATCAATCGAGAAAGCACCAGAGCTATTACTGCTGCTTACATTAAACACGTTGTTGATTGAAAGTATATTATCACTTGATTCTATTGGAATAAACCCATTAGTGATATCAGTCTGCGTAACTTGGTGTTTTAACAAGTTACGAACAACCGCATCTCCATGATATTCCTGATAATACTGCAGCGCTTCATCAACACGATCTTCGAGTTGATCTTCATCAACGTTAATTTCAATCACAGGATGGCCTAAAGATCTTAAGCAATAATCTATTAATTTTTGTCGTGTGTTAGGTTGTGCCATAATTCTATTTATAACATTTCTTCAGTAGGAAATAAATCTTCTTTGAACTGTTCTTTTTGCGTTTCTGTTAAATTAAATCCTATTGCAGCTTCATCAAAGCTATTATAATATGTCCAACCGTCTACTGGATACGTATATGTATCCTTTAAAGCTATGTCTAATGTCCACTCTTTATTCAATAAAACTTGTCCATGTATTAATTGTGGTCTACCTTTATTGCTTGGTTCTAATTTGTAAAATCCTTTTTCTTCTTCCATGATATTTTTACGCTAATGTTAACGTCCAACCTTTATTTGTTGCAATGGCCTTATCTGCATCTGTTAGATCTGCGGTGTATGAATTATTTCTTAGGTCAAGCGTAGCGCTATGTGATACTGTGACCAATTGATTAAAAATTTCTAACATGTTTGCACGGTTAATAGGATTATACCTTAATCCATCACCACTACCACCAGTTACTGTATACTTAAATCCTGTTTCAACTTCTGAGAATGTAACCGCATTTGTTGCTCCAGACCAATCTGCTGAGTGAGGTGTGAATTGAGTGCTTGAAGATGCCGAAGAGCTTTCGTTTGGTGTATTATCAGAACTATCTCGAATTGTCCATGTATAATTACCACCACTTTCAGCAACTCTTAATTCACCATTGCCACTTGCTTGATCATAGCCAGTACCATCGGCGGTTATATGATATTCACCACTTATATCAGCGTGATTTGCGACAGTTACGTTTATTCTTGGACTTGCGTAACCAGCTCTAAATGTGCCAGGAAATTTTATAGCACTTATGTCACGACAAACGTGAAACATTTGATAATAATCGCTAGTTTCAGTAGCAAACGAAAAGTCAATTCCGTCAATAACTGCTAATGTTCTACAATTATAAAAACACCTGTAGTATTCACCATCACTAGGTCCAGCTATCATACCAGTCATTTTGATATTACGAAGGTTTTGACAACTATAGAACGTATAGTAAAAAGCATTAATTCTTGTCAATGAACGAACTCGTATTTCTGGTATTTCTTGGAGATTATAACAGTCCTGAAATAAATTTTTAAGACCATCGACTCTACTAAAATCTAAATGTGTATACTGAGAATTAAATCTTTTTATGTGGCCATTACTAAGAAAAACAGCATAAGCTTCTTGTGTAGCTTTTGAAAAATTGCCAACATACGGAAACTCTAATAATTGATCTAAGTTCCCGAAGGTCTGTGACATGTTAAAACTTGAACCAGCTGATATATTAAGATTATCCAATATAGCTACTCCACCATCATAAAGTGCTGACCAATCAGTACATTTTCTGCAACCATAAAATAGTCTATCAATACCATTTGTATTAGCTCTTTCAACTGAGAATCCTTGAGGAATTGCTCTTAACTCTGAG